GGCGCACTGAGTGACGACACCGCTCTCAGTGCCCCCTGCGCGGCTTCCGACGGATTCGCACTCACATTCAACTGCCCTACCAGGTTCTGTCGCTGGCTTTCAACATCCTTTTGCAACTCCTGTGCCTGCTGTGCGCCGGCATCCACCACCCCCTGCCGTTGCTTTTGAAGCTCACGGTCTAGCGATGTTTTAAGGTAACGTGCCCCACTCGACTGTAACAACCCTTGATCCGCAAGCTTACTCGCCAGCGCATCACTCGCGACATCATACTCCTGATTCAACGTCGGCATGGCGAAGTTCTTATACGCCTCCGCCCTTTGTTGAAAAAACGCAGGGTCGAATGCAGCAAACTTCTCATTGATCGCCCGCATCCCTGACGAAATCCTTTGCTGCCGTGCTTTCTCTTCTGCACGCGCATATGCACCAGTATCTGAACCACCACACCCCATAATTACCTCTTTAATTCTTTGACGAAAAGCGTCGTTGTTATTGTTTTCTGGTAGCCGAACTTTTCCATATACGGAAAGAACGGGGAAGACTCCCAACACGGAATGCAGACACAATCAGCACCAACCGACTGTAGCATATCTTCCACAAAGCACAAAGAATTCACCGACCCTGCCGCGGTCATCTTTTTGGTATCTAGCCACGTAAGCACCACCGGCACAGCACCGATAGAATAGTAGCCGACAATTTCACCGTCCTTCGCAACCACATGTGTCGGCTTGAGCACAACATGGTTGTCTGCTGCTGCAAGTTTGACCAACTCCGGCATATCCTCCTCCCGGATACGTCGCACCCTCACAAACTTCTCCATCACAGCATGTTCACTCATCGTTCTTCCTCGTTGTAGTAAACAATGACAGACGACACCACGCCAGCAGCACTCCCACTTCCAACCAGCTTCACCGAGAAGTGCGTACCTTTAGCGCGTAGCGTAATCCGTCTCTTGTTCAATGTGGGTTCATCAACAGCACCTACCAGCTGATAGGTGTTCGAGTCGAAGTCGACTCCAAAGTAAATTGTCCACGCACCACGAACAATGACATCAACAGCAAGGAAGCTCTTTTGGTTACCAGGGTGACCGCAGTCCAACCACGGTAATGTCACCGTCGGCACCGTCGCGTCATAGGTTGTGTTTTGCAAACCACCATAAAGGTAAATCTTGTTGTCCGTCCCCCGGTAGTAAAGCTGCCCCGCATAACTCACAAACTTCACCGGCGCAACCGCATACACAAACGTGCTCCACGCAATGACCTTACTCTGGGGGAAGTAAGACAAGGTGTAGCCGGTGTCCTTGACGTATAAGTTGTATCTATTCCCTGTCGGGTCAACTCCCCCACACGCAGCAACCTTTTCCGCATTGCTGCACCGACCGAGCGTTGCCACCACCAGGTCATCAACCGCAGAGCCGATGTCAACCACATACGCATTGAGGCTGCTGTCGCGCACACGCAAACTCCGCACCCCACTATCATGCATCATAATGACATCAAGATCACCTATTGCTTGGACGCTTAGCGGTGACTGCGTTCCAACGCCAACCAAAATCTGATCTTGAGTGTAGCTTGTCGGACTTGCTGCATAAGTCCAAACCTGCGCCGTATTCCTTGACAGCACCGCAAGCTTTCCTTGGTATGACCCAATCCACGTCAACGCCTCCGGTGCTGCAACCCTGTTCACCGAAGTGATAAACCCAGCATTCGTGTCTTGCTGTTCAAACCCTGTCGGCACCGCTGACGACGAGAAGTAAAACGTACTCCCCGCAAGGAAATACAGCTTGTTGTCAACCGTCGTTGCGAAAGTTGGAGCCACCCCACTAACATCTCCAACACCAAAGCTGTAATCCACCGCACCTGCAGTGATAACCAACGACCACGTCTCTCCGGCTAACCAAGTACCAGCAAAACTAATCCTGTCGTATTGCTGATAGGGGGCTGCTTCTGCGACTCCGCCCGCAAATTGAATCAAAGATGTTGCCATTACATATATGTGTAACTTGTGTAACTCAAGGACACAGTCAACCAAGCAGTAATAACAACAGTAGGCCCTATACTAGAGTCAGTCACTGTGCACCGAACACGACCAACAACAGTATCACCATCAGCAACTAACGCATGACAACGTGCAATTTGCGGGGCTGTTGCTGGGTTAGGAACTACAACAGTTATACCAGTATCACATGCCCAAACATAGCTATAAGGTGCCGTGCCTTCACTTGCATTGCAAGTGATATCAACGGTGTAAACAGTCTTAGAAGGCCCGTACAAACCAATCACGAATTTAGTCCCACTACCACTCAAAACAGCAGCTAAAGGCAAAGCAGCCGTTGCGTTAACCAAAAGTGTAGCAGACGACGTCACTACAGTCAAATCCGCAGTCAAATCACCATACGCAATAGGTGCTGTTATGATTACTTCGTTTGTGGACCCAGAAGCCGTATATCCAGTTGAGGCAACAGCATTTACGGCAGCACGTATTGCTGTTGCTGTTGTGTTTGCGTCAGTGTTCCACTGCACTGGAGCAGCATACAGCGCCAAAGTAGCGCCAACACTGTCCACTGCAGAGAGTAAAATAGTGCCAGTTTCGCTCCCAGGAACCGAACTGGCAATGGTAAACTGCGCCGTTGCACCTACGCCTGTAGTTTGGCTTACTTGAGCACCACCAATGTTAGTCGCCAATAAAGCGCCGGCTGTACTATCTTCCGTTATACTCTCTGAAAATGTAGTTGACGTTGGTGATTTTATGTTAACATGTTCACTTGATAACTCTATTTGCCACCCAGTCAACGTGCTTAATTGTTGCGCAAGTTGCTGTGCCAAGAACAGGTTTGTGGTCAATGACGTCAACACCCTCCCGTTCAAGAACTGCAGAACAACGTCAGTGTCATAAAATACAAACGTATTCGTATCTGCATACGTCGCCACCGCCCACGTCTTATCTGCAAACTGCGCACTAGCCACAATCGCAGTCATCCGGTGTTTTGTGTCGTCGTACGGCACCCCATACGTGACCGCCGGGTGCACTAACTGCTTATACGTCACCCCTGTTGGTGCTGTAATCACAGGACGTGTATCACCATGACTCCCGCTTTCGTACGCCGACCCAAACACCACTAACCTATCACTCAACTCCTGCAAGCCGAACGTCGCTTGCCGTGTAAACCCACCAAGTGAGTACGTTACACTCACATCCGCAAACACCACAAACGACTTCCTTTTCTCAACCTCGCCACCCTGATTGATAACCGCATTCTCCAATGTCAACAACGTCCCTGGCTGTGACGTCAAGACATCCCTTCGGCTGTCAAGGCCGAACTTAAAATTCTGGATGGCGAGGTGTTTCATGTTACTTGTTTACTGTCACCGTCCCATCTGGGCTGACAGTGACACTATTGGTCGTTCCCCCGATGCGTGTAACTTTCACCGTGCCATAAACGCTTTGGACACTGCCCACGAGAATGGCCGGGTCATCTCCAAGGGCCTTCATGCTTTTGGCTAGGTTTGGAGTGCAGCCGCACAGAGCGACGCACGCAGACAGGGTCAGAATTCTTTTCATGTGTTCAGTGGTGGTGATTCCGGCTCGTAGTCCGGTTTTGGTTTCTGGTTCAAGTAGCGCAGCACTTCGACGACCGTGACGGCTGCGAACATCGCCCCGGCTTGCTTCAGGTTTAGGCTGATCGTGGTCACTCCGACGCTGCCCACCGCGTTTGTGCCAACGTAGGCCAGCGCCGTGCTCGTCAGCGTCTTGATCCATGAGAGGTATAACCCCTCGAACCAACCGCCCCAATCGAGGTATCGTTTCATGGTGCTCATGCGTTTTCCTTTCTGCGTTCCCAACAATCGTCGGGCCGCTCGTCTTTCGGATACGGGCACTTGAACGGGTTCATCGTCAACTGGCACTGGACGCACGCGTGCTCGTCCATCGCGCGCAGGTAGCGGTCCTTGCGACGGTTCACTTTCCAGGCATACAAACTGGCGAACATCGCGCAGATGGTGGCTGCGGCGACCAGCAGCGTGTTCATGTTGTGCAGCAGGAACGCTGTGCCAGCGCCCGTCCACGCGCCGATGATGCCGAGCAATGATCCTTTGTCGTTCACTTGGTTCTCCTTGGTTGTTTCCAGACCTTCTCCACTCTGACGATCAAATCATCCAGCCAGTCCAGCCACCACTCCGCCGCTCCGGCCTTGAAGCGTTTGGTGCGCTCTGTCCTGAGCACTTGCAGCACTTTGGTTTTGACGTTCATTTAGTCACCGTCTCCCCGTTGCCAGTGGAGACACACCGCTAGGCAATAAAGTTTCTCAAAGTAGAGAATGTTCCTACACAAACCACCATGGGCGACGTGATTCCATTCTTTCCAAAGCTCTTGTATTGTTCTCATGGAATCGGTTTTGGTTTCCAGTCTTGGAACTCCCCGGCAGGATGTTCGTCTGGGCCTTATTCGACGGCGGGGAGTTTTTGGATTGTGCGGGTAGAAGCACACCCGCAGGCAATGATGACCAGCGCCAGTGAGATCAGATAACGCACAGCTTGCATAAATCAAGAGTCTCCTTAGTTGGTTCAATTTCCTTACCGCCCAGCGTGAAGTCGTAGAATCGAACAGTGACTTCCTTTGGTGCATCCGACGTGATAATGACGTTAATGCTGTGTCCGGGAATGAACAGGAATCCGACTGCAATGCCCGTTGCGTTTACTCCAGTTGGGTCTTCTGTGACTGAATCTTGTGGATCGCGTCGATGCAATTTCACGGCGTAATGCCGCACGGCCATCGCTTCGTCCTCGCAATCAGCGATGTTGACTCGCATTGGGATCAGTCCATCTTTCTCCAACTCTGCAAGAGCAAACGGAACGAACACCTGTTTGACCCAACTGGATTTGAACAGGCTAACCTGCGTGTCGCACGGATGGATTGCTTCGGCGGGAATCCCCGCTTGGTGCAGAGCTTCCAGCATTTTGTCGAATGGTATGGTTCTCATCGTGTTCGTTGAATCAAATTCACCGCCCGCAGCGTGCCGATGTTGCGAACTGCCGGCACGGAGTCTTGCAATGTCACCAATGGGTGTGGATATGTCAACGGCGTGTAGGCCGGCTTCGCGCGTCGCGCACCGGGCTGCATAGGCGAAAAAACCCTTCGCGTTCACCTCCTCGGCGGCGGCGCGGAGCGGGGGACGTCCGCTTCCCTCTGCTCTCTGCCCTCTGCACACTCCCCGCAACACAACGCGGTGAGGGCGAACTCGTCGTCCCGGCAGGCGAAGGCGCGCTCGTAATCGGCCAGGGGGAGCTGCC